GGCTGGCACCGGCCGGAAGAAACTCCGGACCGACTTGCCCCAGATGTCGGCGCTTGCGATTCCAGGTGTTGGCTGATGGAACTCAACCTGACCAGCAACGTTGACCGCCAAGCCAAGCCGTACGGGGAGGACGGTGGCACGGCTGCGGCCAGGTACGGCCAACTGCAAACCAACCGGGACCCGTACCTGCAACGGGCCCGGGACTGCAGCAAGGTCACGATCCCGGGGCTGATCCCTGATGCAGGGCAGGGGGACCGTGGTCGACTGAAGACCCCGTACCAAAGCCTGGGTGCAAGGGGCGTTAATTACCTGGCCAGCAAGCTGCTGATCACGTTGTTCCCTCCGAACTCCAGCTTTTTCAAGCTCGAGATCGACGACCTGGCACTCCGGGTTGCTGAGCAAGGGCCAGAGATCAAGACGGAACTGGACACAGCGCTGGTCCAGGTGGAGCGTGCCGGCATGTCTGCGTTTGAGGTGGCCAATGGCCGGGCTTCAATGCACGAGGCGTTCAAGCACCTGCTGGTGGGTGGCAACGTCCTGCTGTATGTCGCAGAGGACGGCATCAAGGTGATTCATTTGAACCGCTTTGTCGTGTGTCGTGACCCAATGGGTTCCGTCACCGAGATCGTGGTCGAGGAAGAGGTTTACCCCGACGCCTTGCCCAAGGGTCTGTACGACGACTTGGACGAGGAGGACGCATACGAGTCCGGCACCACGTCGAAGACCATCAAGCTCTACACCCACGTCGAGTACGAGGAAGGCAAGGTCCACTGGTACCAGGAAGCGCGGGGCAAAGAGATCCCTGGGTCGCATGGCATGTGCGACATGGACGTGAACCCATGGATCCCGCTGCGCTTCAACCGGGTGGATAGCGAGGAGTATGGGCGCTCGTACATCGAGGAGTATTACGGGGACCTGCTGGCCCTCGAGAGCTTGTATCAAGCCATCATTGAGGGGGCTGCGGCCGCGGCCAAGGTTCTGTTTCTGGTCAACCCCAACGGCACGACCAGGCCACGCACCCTGGCCAACGCTGAGAACGGGGCCATCGTCCAAGGCAACGCTGCCGACGTCACGGTCATCCAGACCCAGAAGGCCCAAGACCTGAACATTGCCAACAGCACCATCGAGCGGATCGAGGCCCGGCTGCAGTTTGCGTTCCTGCTCAACACCGCCATCCAACGACGTGGGGAGCGGGTCACCGCAGAGGAGATCCGCTACATGAGCCAGGAGTTGGAGGCTGGCATTGGTGGCCTGTACTCAATCCTGACCCAGGAGCTGCAGCTGCCGTTAGTGCGTCGCTTGTTACATGTGCTTCGCAAGCAACGCAAACTCTCAGCTTTCCCGAAGGGCCAAGGTGGCGTGCCATTAGTGAACCCAAGACCCGTGACTGGACTGGAAGCGATCGGTCGTGGTGATGACCGGAACAAGTTGATCCAGTTCATCACCACTGCCACCCAGACCCTGGGCCCTGAGGTCATTGCCAAGTTCGTGAACATCGATGAAGCACTGCGTCGTCTGGCTGCAAGTGAATCGATCGACACAACGAACCTGGTCAAGTCTCAGGACCAGCTACAACAGGAGGCAGCTGCTGCTCAACAAGAGCAACAGCAAACCGCTCAGCGTGAAATGCTGATGACTGGCCTCAAGTCACCAGCAATGGCACAAGTGGCCAACAACTACACCCAAGAAGGAGCACCTTATGGCCCGCAGTTCCCAGACAACGCAGACCCAGCTCAACCCGGAGTCGTCCCCAACGCCATCCCAACCCCTCCAGCAGGACCCGGTATCGCTAGTGGGCCCACCGGCACAGGTGGAGCAGTGGGGCCCAACGCCTGACATCGTCATCGACGTCGTTGAGCCTGCTGCCGCAATGGCCCCAGACCGAGAACCCGTCGTCACATTCGGCGACGACGGATCCATCACCATCAACTGACACCACCCATGCCTGAAGCAATCACGATCACCCAAGACGAAAGCCCAGCACTGTCGCCCGAGAATCAGGAGATGCTTGCCGCCATGGCAGGCGAGGACGAGAAGGAAGGCGAGCTGTTGGCCGGCAAGTACAAGTCCGTTGAGGACCTGGAGCGTGCCTACAAGGAGCTGCAGACCAAGCTCAGCCGAGGAGAGTCGGCCGACCCGGAACCCGAGGAGACCGACGACAGCGACGACACCGAGCCCGAGACCGAGGACAAGCCCGACGGCAATGCCCGTGAGATTTACGGCGACCTGATCGGCGGCAAGCTCGAGGAAGCCGGCATCGACTTCCAAAACATGAATGTCCGGTGGCAACAGTCGGGCACCCTTGAGTCCGGGGACTATGACCAGCTGGCGGAAGCTGGCTTCAGTCGGGACATGGTCGATGCGTACCTGTCCGGCCTCCAATACAAGGCGACCCAGGACACGGCGCTGTCGGTCAAGGAGGTGGCATCCATCAAGGAGTCCCTTGGCGGTGAAGCCGAGTACGGCAAGATGATCGAGTGGGCAGCAGCAAACCTGTCAGCCGACGAGGTCGAAGGCTTCAACCAGATCATCAATACCCAGCCCATGGCTGCGGTGAAGATGGCGATCACTGGCCTCCATGCCCGGTACTCAGCCGTCGAAGGACGCGAGCCCAAGCTCATTGGTGGTCGTGCCCCCAAAGGCAGCACCGACAAGTTCGAGAGCACGGCCCAGCTGGTCGCCGCCATGTCCGATCCGAAGTACAGCACCGACCCTGCTTACCAGCGGAAGGTGCAAGAGAAGCTCAGCCGCTCAAGCATCTTCTAAATCCGTGCAAACGCTCAGGGCCTCCCGCTAGCCGGGGGGCTTTTTTATGGGTTGTGTCCGTTAGTACACTGTCACTACCTAGACCCACTCACAGAAGCGACGGCCCACTGCGGTGGACACCCGCTCGTGAACGGGAGCCCGGCGTCGGGGTGAACCCCAACCCTTTCCCCTAGGAGCCCAGCAATGGCAGCCCCCGATTTTACCGCTTCACGTCTTGGCCTTGTTAACGCTGCAGGTGGTGGCACCTGGTCCGGTGACAACGCCCTGTTTCTTCAGGTCTGGGCCGGTGAAGTTCTCACCGCGTTCCGCAAGGCCACCATCTTTGAACCCCTTCACACTGTCCGCACCATCTCCAGCGGCAAATCCGCTTCGTTCCCCATCGTGGGTCTGAACTCCGCTGCGTACCACACACCCGGCACCATGCTGACGGGTACCGCAGTCAAGAACGCTGAGGCCGTCATCAAGATCGACGACAAGCTCGTGTCCAACGTGTTCGTCGCCGACATCGACGAGGCCAAGAACCACTGGGATGTTCGGAGCCCGTACTCTGCTGAGATGGGCAACGCCCTGGCGTACACCTTTGACCGCAACATCGCGGCTCAAATCGCCAAGGCCGCTCGTACCGCCACCAACTTCAACACCGACCTGCCCGGCGGCACTCGGATCAAGATTGTTGCCACCAGCAAGGCTGCCATCACTGGCTCCCAGCTGGCTGCTGCTCTGTTCTCCGCTGCTCAGCGGATGGACGAGAACAACCTGCCCGAGATGGATCGCTACTGCGTGCTGGCTCCGGCCGAGTATTACAAGCTCGTTCAGACCACCGACGTGATCAACCGCGATTGGGGCGGCGCTGGTGCTTATGCCGACGGCACCGTGCTGAAGGTTGCTGGCATCACCATCCTGAAGTCGAACCACCTTCCCACCACCAACCGCTCTGCGGCCACCGGCGAGAACAACGACTACTCCGCCAACTTCACAGACTCCGTCGCCCTTGCTTTTAACAAGCAGGCTGTCGGCACCGTGAAGCTGATGGATCTCAAGATGGAGCAGACCGGAGCTGACGTTCACGCTCTGTGGCAAGGCACCTTCATGGTTGCCTCCATGGCACTGGGCACCAGCGTCCTGCGTCCTGACTGCGCCATCGAGATCTATACCGCAACCAGCTGATCGCGGCCAATATGGGGGGAGCTTCGGTTCCCCCCTTTTTCTTTGGGCTCCTGCCATGACGCTTGCACGCACCACGTTTATCCAGGCCGTGAACCGGGTGCTGCAGATGCTTGGCGAAGCACCAATCAATACCCTTGACGGACAGTTCGGCCTGGCGCAACAGGCACAAGATTCAATCAACGACGTCTCCCGCAAGATCCAGACAGAGGGGTGGTCGTTTAACACCGACTATGAGCGTCTGCTGATGCGGGACACCGTGACCCAACAGATCTCCGTCGGCGCCAATGTCAGCCGGGTGCGGGTTGACCCATACTCGTATCCGCACATCGACGTCGTCCAGCGTGGGTCCAGGCTCTACGACCGCAGGGCCGGCACGTATCAATTTGAGGAAGATCTCTACGCCGACGTCACCTACATCCTGGAGTGGGACGAGGTGCCGGAGTACGCCCACCAATACTTCATGATCAAGGCTGGCCGCCAGTTGCAGGAGGCGATCCTGGGCTCAGC